CCCGCTTTATCCGTGATGGATCCTTGCCTCAATGGATTATTTGGAACGACTTCCAGAATGGTTGCATTGGGCGCGAGTGATATTCATCCCGTTCCGGCAGGGGGAGTACTTGATCGTGATGCTAACTCGGGAGAACCTGGTCTTGGCCAGGGTCTTGGGGTCAGCATTGCAGGTCGAGCCCTATCGGCGGGACTCCTCCCATGGGCCGCCATCAGATCCACGGTGAAAGCCGCTATGGTGGCCCCTGGGGTGTGCTACAGGGCGCTAGTGGGTTGGTTATACCCGTACCAACCCACTAGGCAGCAGGTGCGTGACATCCTTGGGATTGACTCTGTTGATTACGAGGATGCCGCGCGGGGTTGGGCTCTCACAAAGAAGTGGGCAGCTCGCGTGAAAGCGCAGTTTGCCTATGTGGATAGGTTCAACAAAACCAATGTTGATGCCATCTCTGCTTGGTTGATCCGGCAGATGAAGGCTGAAAACGTGAGGGTTGTTGATCAACTCCGCATCCAGCGTTGGGCAGTCATGGCCGCATTCGTGCCAACACTGTCTGACTTGGAAGCAACTAATCTCCTGGCTGCGAGAGAAGTGCGCCGTCGTCGTAAGGCGATGGCGCAGGCAGGGTAGGGGTGCCCAGCGCGCGTGCCGGGGGTTGACACGCAGGTCAATGTTGATTTGCGTGGTCTTCCAGTGGAGGTCGGCGCGCGTGGGGGCATTCCTAAGACCAGGTGGGCGGTCACAGTCCCATCGTTAACTGCTGTACATTATGGTGTCCATAACGGCAGTTTGAGGAACGTGCTGCGCGGGCTGGTGGAACGGGTCTACAAAGTTCAGACTTCTAATGGACTCGCACCACCACCAAAACCCGTGGCGGGGGTGTTTAATGAGTTGAGTGCTTTTCGAAGCAGGCTGTTAGTGCTGCTTGGTTCATGCCGCCGAATGTCAGATGCAGAATTTGCTGCCACGTACACCGGTGCCAAGAAGCAGCGCGTTGAAGCAGCCCTTGAGTCTCTTACCCGGGAGACCCTACGCAAGTGGGATGCTTGCCTCAACACCTTCGTGAAGGCGGAGAAGATTGATTTCGACTCCAAGCCAGATCCAGCACCTCGGTTGATCCAGCCACGGTCACCGAGATACAATGCAGTGGTTGGTCCGTGGATTAAGGCCATGGAACACCAGGTGTACCGAGCGATAGCCGACATCTGGGGAGGCCCCACTGTTATGAAAGGCTACAACGCCATTGAGGTGGCAAGGCATTTGAAGTCTGCCTGGGATGAGTTCTCTGTGCCTGTGGCAATTGGGCTGGATGCTTCACGCTTCGACCAGCACGTCAGTGCTGATGCATTGAAGTGGGAGCATTCAGTTTATAACGCTGCTGCCAGAGACCCTGAGTTGGCCAAAATTTTGGCTTGGCAGATTGACAATGTTGGGGTCGCTCGTACCCCTGAGGGATGCGTTAAGTATAAAGTTCACGGGTGTCGCATGAGTGGTGACATGAATACGGCACTTGGGAACTGTTTGCTTATGTGCGCGATGGTTTGG